TTAGGAGGCCGCCCCGTCGAGGCGGACCCGCGCTGTCGCGGCCCCGCTCGCGGCGTCCTCGGTGAAAATGCCGACCCGGTTGTTCGCGCCCGTGTCGTCATCGGTGGTCACATCGCCCGCGCTTGCGTCAAAGAAGGCAACGTCGCCCGCGCTGGCGGACACGGCGGCCTTGGGCAGGGCGAACACCCCCGTCACCGCGATTTCCACGTCCGCGCCCGCCTCCGCGTCTGTCGCGGCCACCCCAAACAGGTTGCCGATTTGGACCGGATCGCCGGACGATACGCCGCCCGCCGGGGCGGCGGCTGTCAGGACATTCCCAGCCTGAATGTAATTCTTCATGGATCAAACTCCTTTGGTTGCGGTCACATACGTGACCTTGACCGGCTGGCGGGTCAGGGCCGCCAGCCGCCGTTCCACGTCCGCGATGGCGCTGGCCAGTTCGCTGTCGCTGCGATACTGGACCCGCCGCCGGGTCCCGTTCCGCCCGCCGTCGAATTCGACCTCACGCGCGCCCGATGCACGGGCGCGGCGCAGGGCCACCAAATCAGCTTCTAGGGTCTCGCGGGTCTCGGTCATCATCACGCCCCAGCGTTCCGATAGACGCCCCGCCAGTCGAGGAAGGCCGCCCCAAAATCGAGCCGGATTTTCACCTCCAGTCCGTCAACCTCAAACCCGGCCCGCTGCTCGATCTGCGGACCTTCTGCGCCCTGTAGATAGCTGTATTCGAGACCGGGAACCTGCGCCGGATCGGCTGCGACATACCAAGCGCCGGTGTCGCTCAGCCGGGCTTCGACAAGCAGTTCCAGCTTGCCGCCGAACACGTTCACGTCCGCCGTGGTCGTCGGGTTGATCGTGGCGAGAAGCTGCTCCGCCGTGGTTTCCAATTCGGGCGGGACGATCAGGTATTTCGGGGCCACCGCGATAGGACGCCCGGAGAGGCCCGTCTGGCGGCGCATTGCCAGCCGGGCGGCTGCGAGGCTGTCCGCGTCGAGCGCCCCGCCGGTCCCGGCAAGGTTGCCGTGATCGGCGTGGAACAGGGCCGTGCCATCGTCCATGGTCGGGTTGGCGGTGAGCAGGTCCACAAGCTGCTGCGCCTCGAAGTCCGCCGCCGCTCGGCCAAGCTGGCCGGACAGGTCGGTGAAGGCCGAAAGATCATCGTTGATGATGGCCTTGCGGGAAAGCCCGACGATCCTGCCGAAGGTGTCGATCGAATAGCTTTCCTTCGCCTCGGCCATTGTCCCGGCGCGATACTCGCCGTGTTCGTTCACCTTCTCCAATGTCGGCGCTTCGCCAAGCTGCACCGAGGTCTTGGCCCGGAAGTCTCGTGCGCTCGCCTGTCGTGCGATCTGCCGCAGGGTGGCCGGGGCCGCGTCATAGGCCTCACGCAGCACCCGGTTCGCCGTATCCGCGAAGATCGCCGGAAAGTCGCTGGTGGCGTGCAAGGCCCGCGTGATCGTGCTGGCCGCGTCCATGCCGGTGGTCTGGACGCCTGCCCGTGTCAGGCAATCTCGGGCGAGGTCCAGCGTTGTCATCGCCGTATATTGGCGGGCCGCGTCGCTGATCTCGTGCCGGGGGTTTACGCGGCTCGTATAGAGCGCCTCCGCCGCGCGGGTCACAAAGGCCGCCGGGTCATCCCCGGACGCGCCCACAGTTGCCCGTGCGACCGGGGCCGGGCTGCTCCTGCGATCCCGGAGCGCATCGAGCGCCGCCGCCCGTGCATCCTCGACCGAGGCCGCCCGGTCGATCAGATCGTCGGACCATGTGCCGGGCAGATCGAAGGTCTGCGCAAGGGCCCGGATTTCTCGGTTCACATCCGCGCGGGTCTCCGTCTCGGGTGTGGCGGTCTGCTGGCCGCCCTGCGGCTGCTGCGCCGCGTTCTGGTTCTGATTGCCTTCTGGCATGTCTGTGCTCCTTACCTTTGCAGTCGGGTCAGCGCCGACCGCGACAAGTGAAATTTCGTGCAACTCCCAACGGGTCAGAACGCGGACACGGTGCCCGTCCTGTTCCGTGTCCCGGTGGTCAACCGGGGCATAGCCGATAGACACGTTGCCGATGATCCCGGCCATGATGTCGCGCCAAATCGGATCGTGCCGTTCGCTGATCTGAACCTTTGCGACCAGCTTGCCGCCTTCGATACGGAGGCCCCGGACGACACCGAGAACCCGGTCGAGACCGTCTTGGCGATGCGCATCGAGAAGGGGCATTCCTTCGGCACGGGTTAGGTCCACCGCGCGCTCGGAGACTTCCAAGACTTCGAGGAATTCGCCCTCTATATCCAGCCTCCGGACGCCCGCGCCGGTGCTGGCGATCAGTTCGACGGTGCGGCTCTCCTCGTCCGCGCTCGCGGGCCGGAAGCCCGCCCGGATGGTGACAGGTGCTGTCATTGGTCTGTGCCCTCCTGCTCGCCCTGCTGGCCGCCCGTGAGGCGGGCCAGCCGGGCCGCGTCCGCCGCTATTTCGGCGTCCACTTCCTCGGCGTCATATCCCCGTTCGGCGATGATCTCCGCCCGGCTCCGCAGGTTGGCGGAAAGTTCGATTTCCGCCGCCTTCGCGTCCTTCGCCGGGTCCACCCACTGCCACGCGGGCGGGAGCCATTTGACCGCCATGAAGTCCGCCCGGTTGGCGGCGAATTCCCGCGCCGGTATACCGCCGGATAGGACCTGAGATTTCACCCACTCGCGCCACACGGGGCGGGCGAATTGATGGATGATCGTGTGATGTTGGACGCCTTCGATGAAGCGCCGGAATTCGAGAAGCGCGGCGCGGGCGGAGGAGTAGTTCACCTGCGAATAGTCGCCGGTCAGTTGCTCATAGGTGATCCCGAGGCCCGCCGCGATGGCCCGAAGCTGCTGCTCCATGAGGCCAGCCGCGCCGCCCTGATCGGGCACATTCGGGAAAGATACATCATCGCCCGCGCCCAGATTGACCAGCGCGCCGGGTTCGAGCGACACTTCGAGGTCGGTGCCGGTCTGCTCACCGTCGAGGATCGGCCCGCCATCGGGCTTGCGGATGAACCCGGCGAACAGGGCCGCGACCCGCGCCCGGACCGTCATCGCGTCGGAAAGCTGGTCCAGTTCGCGGGCGGTGAGAAGCACCGGCGCGAACCACGAAAGCCCGCGCACCTGTCCGGGGGTGAGCGGGCGGAATACGTGGAGGATTTCGTCCGCACCGATGCGGACCGGGGTGGCGGCCATCCCGGCGAGTGCATCGCCGGGGGCATGGGGTCGGACGTGGTAGGCGACGCGGCGTCCGGTCCGGTCGAATTCGACCCCGGCATAGATCACGTTCCCGCCATCGGTCTGCCGGGTCAAGCTGCGGTCCAGTTGCTCGGGGTGGAGGCGGCGGAGGGTCGGGGCCAGCGTCCGCCGGTCGGGGACCAGTTGGAACAGGGCTTCGCCGTGGATCACCAGATCGCGCATCACGGCCTGCTGTAGCCCAAAAAAGTCCGCCAGCCCGTCCGCGTCCGCCTCATCGGTCCATGCGCCGAACCGGCGGTGGAGCGCGTCACGGACGCCTTCACGGGGGTGGAGGCTGCGGGGCTTGATGCCCGCGCCTACGGCGTTCGCGGTGAGGACCTCGACCGCCCGCGCGCCAAGCGGGGAATTCAGAGCGAAGTGGCTCGCCCGCCCCGCGATGGTCGCGGCCCCGCCGTGTATCGTCCCGGCGTTCGCGGTCAGGGGCGCATCACGCCAGCGCCGCCCGCCGCCCGCGGCGTCTAGGCTCCGCTTGCGGGCCGGGAACAGGGATTTGATCGCCTGCCGGATCATGCTTGCGCCTCCGTGAGGCGGTCGATCACGTCGAGGACAATCGGCTCGAAGTCGATGAGGAACACGTATCCAGCGCGGAAGATATTCACAACGCGAAGCTGCGCTGCTGGCACGTCGGGAACCGCCTCGAAGGCCCAGCGATCCCGCTCGCGGGCGAAGGCGATCAGTGGCGGCCCGCCGCTGACGATGTTGGGGATGGTCTCGCGGCGGAGGTCGTTCGCAATCGCCAGTGCGGCGGATAAGGCGACGGCCCGCTCACGTAGGTCTCCGACCAAGCGGATGGCGAGCACGTCGGCAAGCGTGTAAACCCGGCGGAAGCGCGGGTCGCGGACTGGGAGGAGGCCGTATGCGGAATGCCATGTGCTCAGTTCATCCGGCGAGACGCGGGCCGCATAGGCGGCGTGCGCCCGATAGATCGGGCGGAGTTCCTCGACATGATGGGACGCTAGTTCCACGGCGACCTCGATTAAAAAACCTCGTTCCGCGCCGGTGGCGCGGGCACTGGTCTCCGTGGAATTCGCCAATCGTGAACGCATTTTCCGATTTTCGCAAGATATAAAGTTTCTCAGAAAATCAGAGGTTTGCGCGCATTATATCTGATCTTAAACTTAAGAGCATGCGCAAACCCTGCTCGTGATTGCCCCGCCTGATCTCGGCGTCTGCGGCGTCTATTTTCTCGATTAGACCCGCCGGGGACTGCGCAGGCCTATCTACAATCATGTCAAAATAACGCCATTTCACATCGTTCGCGATCTGGCAATTTTCGTCGGTCAATCCGGCTTTAGCCATCTCTGCTGCGGCTTCCTCGTAGCTCATTTTCTTTCCTTTCATTGGCTTAACCAGCGTGAAGGGGAGACGCGGGGCCGCGCTGGCGTCGGCGTCCGGTCTGTCGTGTCGGAGGCGTCGCCCCCGCGCAGGGGCGCGGCGGCGATCTTCGCGGCCTGATCGGTCAGGGACAGGCCCGAGGCGTAGAGGCCATGCAACGCAGCGGTGGCATAGACCCGGCAGTCGAGCGGCTCATTGCGGACGCCCCTGTCAACCACCCACTCAATCCGGGCCGCGCCACGGTGCCACCGCCGGACGGGGCGCTCCGCTACTAGGCCCGCGAGCCACCAATTGTCGCGAATTGCGGGAAAGTGACAGTGGCCAGCGCCCGGCTCCTCGATCCGCAGGCGGTCCATCAACTGCCGCTTCAAGCCGTCAACACCGACGATGAACACCGGGGCCACGCCGCCCCTGCGCGCCTTCGGCGGGCGCTTTGGCCAGGGCGATACGCCCGGCCCCCCGCGCCCTTTAATTGCCCAGACCCGGCGCTGTGCGCGCTCATGGGCGAATTGCGATACCTCCGCGCTACGGTGGCCGCCGTGGTCCACGGTGACGGCTGCGACGGGCAGATCAGCGACGGCGCGCGGGTGTCGGAAGCGGCGGGCTATCAGGCGGTCCAAGGCGGCCCATACCTCGGGCCGCGCGGTGTCACCGTGGATGATCTGGTAGTCGAGCGACCAGTTTTCCTCATGGAGGCCCCAGCCGACAAACTCGGACTCGAGGCGATTATCCTGCACGTCCACGCCGCAGGTTATCACCGCCACGCCATCGGGCAGAATGTCGATCCAGTCGCGCTCGGTTTCCTCGGCACGCGCTGCCAGCGTATCGGCTGGCAGCGGGGCCGTTTCCTTGTCCTCGTAGGGCAGGCCGAGACCCGTGTTTGTCCAAACTTGCAAACGCGTCGTTTCCTGCTCCGCCGCGACCCTCTGGACGGCCAGATCGCCCCAACTGGTGAACGGGCTGGCGAGGCCGTGGACGTGGAACCCGGCAGTCCGGGCCTCGCCCTCCGCCGTGGCCCGCCACTCGGCCTCCGCGATCAGCCGGGCCTGCTCGCGCTGCTCATGGATGCCACCGCAGGCGGGGCAGGCGAGATAGGCCCGCTCCGGGTGATCCTCGGGCCAGCCGATTTGCGACCAGTCCGGGGTGAACCGCTCGCCGCAGTGTCCGCAGGGCCAGAACAAGCGTCTCTGATCCGTCTCGGCATAGGCCGCCGCGATACGGCTCACGCCTTCCAGCGTCGGGGTTGAGGTCAGGAGTATCTTCCGGCTGGCCCTGAACGTCGCGGTTCGGGCCATCGCCAGTGCCACGGGGTCGCCTTCCTCGCCTACGTCCGGGGGGTATGCGTCGATTTCGTCCAAGAGGACAAACCGGGCCGGTGTGGATCGCAGGGACACCGCGCTGTTCGCCCCGACGATGGACACGCTGCCGCCGGGGTAGGCCTTGAAGGTGCTGCTGTTGCCGCTCTTGCGCGGTCCCGGCTTCACGATCCGGTCCCGCAGTTCCGGGGTGGCGTCCAGCATTGGGTCCAGCCGGGTTCGCACGAAGCGCGACGCCGCCGCGAAGGTCGGCTGCGCGAGGAGGATCAGGGCGGGCCATAGCTGGATAGCCGCGCCTGTGAAGTTCAGGAGGAGTTCGGATTTGCCAGTCTGCGCCGCCGCCATGACGACAACACGGTCAATCCCGCTGCCCGGCGATAGCGCCTCCATCGGCTCGCGCAGGTAGGGCGTCCGACGTGTCCGCCACCGGCCCGGCTCCGCCGCCGTTGCGGGCAGCATCCGGAAACGCTCGGCCCATTCGTGGACCGTGATAGCCGGGTCCGGCGCGAGGCCGCGCCGCCAGATCACATCGGCCCAGTCCGCTTCCGGGGTCATTGCTCGGCCTCGACGTGATACCGGTGCGTCCACCCGGAAACCCATCCAAGGTCCGCCCCAGCGAAACGGCTCTGCCTCGGTATTGGGCGGAGCGCTTCGCCCTTTGACCTTATGAAAATAGCAACATTCCTTCCGGTCTCGTAGACCGAGGCGTGTTGCCCCCAGCGATCAAAATCTGGTTCGCGGGCGTCTTCGTAACCGGCGCGAAAAGCCTTCAATCGGCAGTATTGCAGGCCTCCCATTTTTTTTGCACGACGTTTGTTCATGCCATCACCCCTGTGTTGAAATTTTGAACGGCTTGGACGCCAGATCGTCCAGATGGCCACGGACCTCACGGTCTAGGGCCGCGTACATCTGCTCGGGGTCCGCCCCGACCTCAGCGGCCAGCCGGGCCGCCGTGCGGGCGGCCCAGCCGTTCCAAGCGTCCCGCTCGAAACGGGCGCGCTCGAAGATCGCCGCCTCGACCTCCTTGCGGTCGACAACGCTCCCCTCGGCCTTCAGGACCGCAAGGTCTTTGAGACGCAGATCGCGCTTCAAATGCTCGGCCCTAATCTGCGCGACCTGCCCGCCCTTGGACGCCTCGCCGGTCCCCGGCTTCGACGCCTCGCGCCGCTTCGGGTCCAGCCATTCGGCCATCCACGCCCGGCCCGCCTCCGGGTCAATCCGCCCGTTGGGCAGGCGCGGCAGGCCCTCCCCGCAAAGCTGCGACATGCGGCTTTTCGTGAGGCCCGTTTCCCGCGCAAAGGCGGTCAGGGTCATACCCTCTTGTTTTCGTTGCACTTTCTGTTCAGCCATGTGAGCCTCCATAAACTAGCGACGCTTCGGGGGTTGGCCCACCGCATTAGATTTGGCCCAGAAGGACCCGCAATTCCTCGCCGTCATTGCTCGCTCCCGCCGAATGCTTCCAAGATGTCATCGAATTCTCCTGCCGCTTTTCGGCGGTCGAATTCTGCGTCCTCCTCAAGCTGCTCGCGGGCGTCGATCAGAAGATCGACGCGGCGCACCGATTGCTCGAAGGTGGACCGCGTGGTTGGTATCTTTTTCAAGACCTCGGACGGGTCGGGGACGAATGGCGATGCCTTCGCGAGTTCATACATGGCCGCCGCGAGGACGAAGGGCGAAACCGGCTCGACCTCCGCCTCGAAGCCGAGCATGAAGGCCAGTGCCTCGATCTTGTCTGACTTACCGTTCGCGCCCGCCGTGGTCTTCAGGTTGACCACGGCCCCGGCGATCTGCGCGATCTGGACCTGATCGGCCTTTGCTTCGAGCGCGGCGACGATCTCCTGCCGCGCCGCCTTGAGCGCCGGAAGGTCCGGCAGGTCGCGCAGCAAGGTGGCGACCTCATCGGGCATGACGGGGAGCACACAGGCCCGGTCATAGGTTGTCGGCATGATCGCCTTGGCTGCTTCGCAGTGCGCAACCGTTCTGATTGCCTTCCACGGGCTGAGCGCCGGATGGAGGATGGCGGACGGGGCAAGGCCGCCGCCGCCGCCGTTCGGGCGGTGGGTGATATTGGTCCCCAT